TGGGCCGCTGCCATTGAAGCGTCAAGTCCTCTATCCACTAGAAGAACACCTCGCCTTCATCTTCATCATCTTCATATTGCTTTGCCGCCCATGCAGCTAACGTGGCAGCTTCAACAACCGCTGCTCTCTCACCATCAAAGCCCCAGCCACCTGTGCGACCGATGGGGCGCTTGTATGACTCAGTGACTGCCTTTGTCAGTTCGTCTTCTTCTGAGTCATCTAAGGAATCAGGCTTAAACCATGTAATTGAGCCTTCATTGACTGCATCAACAAAGTCAACGTTGGCTGTAATTAAGTCAGCGGCAGCGGGAATTATCACATTGTCTTCCGGAACAGAATCAATAACACGTCTATAGAGCGACTCAGCGCCCGCTTTACCGTCAATGATGACGGGCACTGTTTGAGCGCGCTTAGTCACAAACTCTGCAAGCGCCTGTTTGCCGCCGATTGTGGCCCTCTTGTCCACGAGCTCAACGTGTGTTGTGTCGCCGTCTTTGATAGCGACACAAACAGCGAAGTAAACTCCATCAACTGAGAACTTCACTGCATATGCAGATGGTGTGCCTTGTGGTGGCGTAGATGTTGCGCATCTCTGCCATGTCTCTTTGTCAATGAGCGGTGCTCCCGCACCTCCTGCAAGCTCTTGCGGGGTAAGCCATACGCCTAGGCACTCTTGAGCAAACTGCAAACTATCCATCTGAGTTCTAAGAGCTCTGAGTGCTGTAATGTTCGTAATGCCTTCAACAAGCGATGGTGCTGCTTGGTACCAGCGTTCCTCGTCTGTGACATCGCCGACTTCCTCAAGTCCATACTCAATCCATGACGTCTCAATCTCGCCATTGTTGTTAATGGCATCTGAGCGCATCTTGTCGAACTTGTCAGCAGGAGAGCCAGCTCGCCTTGGAGTACCCATGTAAATAAATTGCGGGTTCTTATTAGGACCACTGGAAGTGGTTGGCAATAACGCTTGAACGTGCTCTGGCAAAAGCTCCTGCGCCTCGTCAACCACGATGATGTCGAACGTATTACCAAGGTTTGCCGTCTTAGTACGACAACTGAAGGCAATAAAACCTTCTCCCTTGCCTTCTGCTTGTGGCTTAAAGGTGAAGCTTTCTTGTGCGGTCTTTGACGATACTCTCAAGAGCGCATCATTGAAGTACTTGATACCTCGCACTTCATCGTTTGGCTTTGTGCCTAAGATGTTGCGGAAGTCCTCGAGCGTCTTAACCGTCGTATTGTAATTGTGAGCAGTCCACAGAATGCGGTACCCAAACATCATGGCAAGCGTGATGATATACCACTCAACAATGGTCGTTTTGCCATTCTGTCTTGGAACAGACAAGCCGAAGATGCGGTGAATGAATTGAAGACCAGTATCAACCGCTGCTAGTATCTCAAGTGCCTTGATTTGCCACTGTGCAAAACCAAAGCCGCCTTCTTTAGCAAGGGCCACTACAAGTGGTGCTAGTGACTTTGTATATGGCTTGTAAATGCAATATCTAGGCTCCAACGACGAACTTGAGGGCTTGTGCGACTGCGTCGTCGTGCTTTGTCTCAACGACATCTGTTGCATCAGCTCCCTCCAGTTCAGCAATCTGTGTGACCGCTGCTCGATACTCTTTTGAAATTGCGGAAATGTTGCGTGGATCAGCAACGAGCATTTGCTCTCTAAGCAAATTGCGAAGCTCCTTCAAACGCTCGATTGTGTTCTGTTGTTTGCGCTCTCTGAATGGCAGCGTGTGAGTCAGCGTCTCTTTATCTGGAAGCTTCTCCATTGCTGTCTTGGCTGCATTGTTCTTCTGTTGATACAGGCTGTAGTACTTCTGCACTACACGCACAGAACGCCCAATGGTATCTGCAATAACCTTGTTTGGAACGCCCTGGTCTTTAGCTTTTAGGATGTAGTTAATCTCAGTCTGCGAGAGTGTTGCTCCATGCTTGCTGTTCGCCATGCACGCTCCTTCCGTTCATGTGTGCATTCTCATTCGTAGCCAGCTATATTGCCTTGTCTGAAAAAATGGCTCT